AGGTTACTATGGAAAAGGTGTAAGCGTATGTACAAGATGGCTATGCTTTGCAAATTTTCTAGAAGACCTACCAAAACTTGAAAACTTTGAGAAATGGCTAAAAGGTCACACTAACGGCGATAGGTACAATCTAGATAAAGACCTTAAGGTGGAAGGTAACAAGGTTTATTGTCCAGAGCTGTGCAGCTTTGTCACCGAGTATGAGAACAAGTCAGCAGGTGCTGTAAACGCCAGACGATTAGATAAACTTAAAAACAAATAAGATTGGGCGGGGGCTAACGACCCCTGCTTAAGATAATGCAAGTCGATGCTGTAGCAGACGCATTTAATGCAATCGCTAAACAAATGCACATGCCAACATTCACCCTCCCCGACCTTTCCCGTCCTTCTGGACTTCCATTCTGATCCGATTCTAACATTTATTTCATTTCAATACAACATTTATTTTAAACACCTATTGACAAACACATACACTGTGTGTTAAAATACTTTAAATTAAATAGGAGACATTATGGCTGAAGCTTTAGAAACTTCACAGCTGCAAAAAGATGACTCCGCTTCCGTTCCTCGCACTAAACTCTCCGAAATTGGCTACACCGGCATTAAAACAGCTAGTGGTAGAATCCTAGAAGAAGTTAATCAACGCCTACGTTTCCCCGCATTCATTAGAGAAGTTGATGAAATGCTGAATGATGCCACAATTGCTACAGGCATTCAATTCACACGTATGATGTTGGGCAGAGTTAAGTGGGTTGTGAAGGCTCCTTCTGGAGCTTCCCCACAACAAATTGAACGAGCAAAATTCATCGAAACATGTATGCACGATATGGAGCATACATTTCATCAATTCATTCTTGAGCTTACAAACTACATCCCTTATGGCTTCAGTGTTCATGAGAAAGTGTTTCGTAAACGTCTTAAGACAGCAGGCTCTAAATACAACGATGGTTTGATTGGTTGGAAGAAGCTTCCTGTTCGTAGTCAGTCCACAGTTGTTGAGTGGGTATTTGATGACGAGGGAAGAAACATTCTGGGCTGCAAGCAAAGTACAGCAAACCTCACGTCGATGTATAAAGCTGTTGCTCCTGTAGAGTCTGAAAGATATATTCCTCGCGAGAAGTTCCTTCTTTTCACATCCGATAGCAGGCTAGATAATCCTCTGGGTAGAAGCCCTTTGGCAGCCATCTGGACTACTTGGCGTTATCGTAAGATGATGGAAGAACAGGAAGCTGTCGGTGCTGCACGCGATTTGGGCGGCATTCCAGTTGGCCTACTTCCTTCTAAGTATATGGCAGCTGATGCTTCTGCTTCTGACAAAGCCATCTACGAATACTACAAAAAAATTGTAGCAAATCTTCATCATAATGCCCAAGCTGGCATCATTCTTCCTTCCGATACAGACGAGAACACAAAGCAACGATACTTTGATTTCAAGCTGTTGTCAAGCGAAGGTGGTAGCAGATTCGACACTGGCGACATCATTAAGCGCCTCAACTCTCAGATTCTTGTTGCTCTTGGTGCTGATGTTCTGGCAATGGGTACAGACAAGGCAGGTAGCTTCAGCCTAGCTGGTGCTAAAACCTCCCTTGCTGCAATGATGCTTGAGTATCGTCTGCAAGAAATTCAAGACGTTCTTAACAACGACCTGATTGCTCATACGTTCAAGCTTAACGGCTGGACTGACACAGAACTCCCTACTTTCCAGTATGAAGAGTTTGATGAGTTGGAACCCGACGACCTATCGAAGATGATGCAGCGTACCGGAAGCATCGGTTTGTTGGTTAAAGACCTACCTACCCTTAATGCTGTTCGACGCGCATATGGCGCTGACCCTTTACCAGAAGGAACAAATATTGATGAGCTAGAGTTTACAAACAATTCTAGCAGGTCTGGTGATGGACTTGAAAAATCTTCAGGTAACGGGACGTCGGATGAAGTTGCAGACCAAGATAATTCTGTGGCAAATATGGAGAATTCATAATGGCGCACGGCGCACTAAGAATTAAAGAAAAACTGTGCAACACGCCACACCTAATCTCACCAACATCTTTTGACAGCATTGTATCCTATCTCGATGGCAGAGAAACTGCGGGTATTAAAGCTGAAAAAGATGGAGAAACAATGGGTGGTGTATTCTCCATGAACGAGGATACAGGTGTTGCATTCATTGAAGTTGTTGGGCCGCTGACATACAAACCAACCGGTATGGAAATGTATTGCGGTGGTACAAGCTACGCAGCTGTGCTTGAAGCCATGCACGAAGCTATTGAGGAGAATGCACACACAGTTGTTCTCTCTGCAGATAGTGGCGGTGGAGAAGCCTACTCAATGATTCAAACATCGTCTGAACTCAGAAGACTGGCTGACGAAGCTAACATCAAGCTTATCACATACGTTGATGGAATGGCAGCATCTGCTGCTTACGGACTAGCTGTTTCTGCTCACGAAATCATCGTAAATCCAGATGCGGAAGTTGGCAGTATTGGTGTTGTTGTTCGTTTGATTAACGACAGCAAGGCACTGGAAATGGAAGGCTATGAGCGTTCTTTCGTATACGCCGGCTCCAACAAAATCCCTTACGCAGAAGATGGCAGTTTTAGACGAGAGTTTATTGACGATATTCAATACAAAGTGGATGCCCTCTATGAGCAGTTCACAGGTTATGTAGCAGAAATGCGTGGTTTGGATTTGACAAGAGTTAAGTCCACGCAGGCTGCTACATTCATGGCAGATGACGCAATCAAGTTAGGGCTTGCTGATAAGAAAATGACTCGTCTTGAGTTTTTCGATTATTTGGCTGATCTGACGGATGAGCGTTTGGTAACAGGAGGGAAGATGCTTCCAAAACTTTTTAGTATGTCAACAAAACAAAAGGAAAATGCAGAAATGGCTCAACTCGAAGCCCTGCAAGCTCAAATGACCGAACTGCAAGAGGCTCTTGCTTCCAAGTCTGCTGAGTTTGAAACTAAAGTGGCGGAAATGTCTGCCGGTTATGAAACCAAGCTCTCTGCTCTTGCAGCTGATCTGACTAAGGCACTTGAAGAAAAAGCAAAAGCTGAGGCAGTTGCTGAAGGTGTTAAGAAAGCCGCAGAACAAGCTAAAGCCGATAAGCGTATGGACAGTATCAAAGCTGTTGTTGGCGATGCTAAATCAGATGCTCTGTTCGCCGCTGTTGGTGGTCTGGAAGACGCCGCATTCGAAGCTGTTCTGGCTTCATTTGATGGTGCAAACAAGGCACAAGCCGAATCCGAAATGTTCACAGAAGCGGGTGTAGCCGGTGAAGCTGACACCTCTGCTGTTAAATCGTTTGCAGATTATCTGCCTAAAAAGAAGTAAGGAAAAAATAAATGACAAAACTCGCTACTCGTTCCGAAAAGCTGTCTAATGTACTGGCTTGGGAATTTGCTCCAGAGGAAGGCTACTGCCGCTCCACTGCAACCGTAACCGTAGAAGCTGGCATGGATGTTGGCGCTGTTGTTGTACTGGCTGCTGGCAAGTACGTATGGGTTGAACAAGCTGACGTTGCCACTCTGGCTAATGATGTCCGCATCGTAATCGATCCTAGTGTAAACACCAAAACTGCTGGTGATGCATCCCTGACCCTACTCGGCACCGAACTGCTGACCTCGCCAGCTTATGTAAACCGTGCTGGCCTGAAGTTCAAAGACACCCTGTCCGCTGGTGAAATCGACACCGTGGTTGCTAAACTCAATGCTCGTGGTATTCGCACCACTGTTCGCGTATAATAAGGATAACAATAAATGACCCTAATTCGAGATTATTTCGACTCTTTTAAGACAACTGAATTCACCGAACAGATTAATGAGGTTGAAAATCAGTATGGTTATCTGAACGCGCAGAACTACTTCAACATTAAGTCCACCAACCAAAAGGCAATCGTATTTGATGTTAACAAGCATAACATCACCCTGCTGCCTCAGGTTCCTCGTGGCGATCACAGCTCCACCCAAGGTAAAGAGCGTGAAGTTGAAACCTTTGCCCTGCAACTGGCCTACTTCAACCACAAAGATCGTCTGACTAACGAAGACATCCAATCGTGGCGCGCTCCGGGCAGCACCGACCAAGAATCGCTGGCTCGTGCAACTGCTGAAAAAGTTCAAGACATGCGTCTGGCCTACGACCAAACCAAAGAATATATGTCGCTGCAAGCATTCAAGGGTGTCTTCAAGACTCCAGATGGTGCTGTTGTTGCTGACATGTTCACCGAGCTTGGTGTAACTCAGAAAGAAATCGCATTCGCTCTGGGCACTGGCACCACTGACGTTGATGCTAAGATTTCCGAGCTGAAGCGTTACATTGGCGCTAACGTGAAAACCGGCGGTAGTATCGGCGGTGTTGAAGTGCTGGTTGACCCTGCATTCTTCGACAAGCTGATTTCTCACCCAACCATGAAGACTGCGTACCAGTACTACCAGAACAGCGGTAAGCAGCGTCTGCGTGATGACCTGTCCAGCTACATGCGCTGGGGTATCATGGATGAGTTTGAACATCGCGGTGTTCGCTTCATCTCCTACGACGCAACTTTCAACCTGCCTAACGGCACTACTGAAGTTGGTATTGCTGCCTCCACTGGTCATGCTTACGCTCTGGGTGTTCGCGATCTGTTCCGTGGCTATGCCGGCCCATCCAACAAGCTGTCGGAAGCCAACCAGCCGGGTCAAGAAATGTTCCTGCGTACCTACGTAGACCAATATGACGAGTTTGTTGAATTCCAACTGGAAGCTGCTCCTCTGATGTTCTGCACCAAGCCAGCTTCGCTCGTTAAGCTGACCACTAACTAAGTTAGTTAAAGAAAGAAGCCTTCGGGCTTCTCTCTTACAAAAAGCCTCTTGTTTCAGGAGGTTTTCTATAAGAGGAATAAATATGGCCGTCATTAATCTAGCCACTCCTGAAGGCCAGCTACGCCTTGAAACGGGGGATGTGGCTGACATCCAAATCCTTTCGGATGCCGAATACACATACATTCTAAGTAAACACGACAACATCGTAGCTGATAGTGTTGTTGATGCTCTTTATGCAATTCTTGCTCGCCTATCTTTCGAGACACGTCAGCGCCTTGATAGAATTGAGTTCTACGGCAATCAGTCTTTCGAACAATACTCTAAGTTTGTTACAGACAAGATTGCAAATCTGCAAGGGACAAACAGACTTGCTTCCAATTTCAGCATTTATGCTGGTGGGTTGCTCCTGTCTGATATGGCAGCTAACAATCTAAATCCCGACATCAATCGTGTTGTGACACCTTTTGAGTGTGGGTATAGTGATACACCTCCCCTTTCTTGGAGTTGATGTATGAGCCTATCAACCAATCTCAAGAAAATTGTTACAAGTGTCATGGCTAAGACGGGTACAGATGCAACATTAATTTGTCCTTCTGTTGGTGTCTACGACTACGATACAAACTCCGTTGTTTCAACACCTGTCACATACCCTGTTCGTGTTATTGTAATGGACTTTGCTTTGATTAGCAACGGTGCTCTTGTTGACAAAAATACTCTGACACAATCTAGTGATAAGCAAATCTATCTGGACATGACACAAGCTGACGGAACTCAACCTCCTGTCACACTTGCAAGTACCGGATACAGCCTGCTTATCGGCAGCATAACATATCGCATCACTGTTGTCAAGCAGTACAATCCTTCTACATCCAGCGTGATTATGTACGATCTGAAGGTGGAGCTGTAATGGGCTTCGCTAAAGATATGAAGGCTTGGGTTGAGAAAGCCAAAGAAGCGATGTATAGCAAAGCTTTGGAGATTACAAAATACACAATTCAAATGTCTGTTCAAATGTCTCCTCACTTTGAAAGTGGAGCCAGATGGTCTGAAGGGTATTTTGTAAACAACTGGAAGGTTGGTACGAGCACAGACGGTGTTGAAGTGTTAACACCAATTGCATCTAAAGAAGCTAAAATCTCTGAGCTTTCTTCGATGTTGTCTGAGGCAATGCTTCGTGGAAAAGGTGGTGTGTTTGTGTACAACAATTCGCATTACGCCCGCAACGTAGAATATCTGGGTTGGGCAATTACAAAAGAATATGCTCCACGGGCTAGAGCATTGGCTGAAATCAAATCTAAATATGGAGGCAGCTAATGAGCCAACCTAAGATTCGTACAGCAATTCAGAAACATCTTCACACTCTAGCACTAGCACAAGGGTGGGTCGAAGCTTTAGAAAACATCCCAAACAGCAATACAGCTGAGAAGTATGTAGAACCTCATCTCATCCCTTCTGCCACACAAAACCCTTCCATCGGTGCTCAGCATCAAAGAAGAACTGGTGTAATGAGGGTGAATATTAAATTCAAGAATGTCTCTCAAGGTATGGGGGCAATTGAAGCAGCAGCAGAAGCACTTGTTGCGCACTTTCCTAGAGGACTTGTTCTAGTTTCCTCTGGACTTAGTGTACACATTGAGCGAACACCACGTCAATATCCGCCACTGATTGATGGCATGTATAACGTCATTCCTGTAGACATTGAGTACAGGGCTGACATCATTTCTGTATAACAAATAAGGAAATAAATATGGCACTTGTTAGTGGCGTAGAAAAACGAGTAGTAATTAGTGAAGAAACAACTTGGGGCGTAAAGCCAGCTACCAACACTGGTAAAGAACTCCGCCGTGTAACTGCTGAATTCAACCTTGAACGTGCAAACTTCCAGTCGGCTGAAATCACTTCGACAGCTCAAACTAGCGACATGCGTCTCGGTACTGATAGTATCGCCGGTACACTGAATGGCGAATTGAGTCCGAACAGCTATAGCGATATTTTCGCACAGCTTCTGCGCGGCACTTGGGCAGCTGGTGCAACAACTACAGCAATCACAATTGCAGCCGCAGCTGGTAAGCTGGTTAAGTCTGCTGGCAGCTGGATTACAGATGGTTTTAAAGTGGGTGACTTGGTTGCCGTATCGGGCTTCACTTCGGCAGCTAACAACAAGAATTGGCTCGTTACTGCTGTAACCACAACTGATCTATCTGTAGCTGTTGTTGAAGGTGTTGATTTCACTGTTGAAGCTGAAGGTGACAGCGTAACCGTAGCAGTGTTGGGTAAGAAGCTTGCAATTCCTCTGACGCTTGCAGCCCGTACCAACAAGTCCTTCACTGTTGAAGAATTCTTGGCTCCGAGTAACGAAGCCTACCTATCCACTGGTGTTAAGTTTGGTGCTGCCTCTCTGAGTATGCAGCCTAACGCCATGAATACTGTAAACTTTACAGCTCTTGGTAGAACACAGGAACTGAAAGACACTCCGGGCGCATATTTCACTGCTCCAGCTGCTCCATCCACTACTGGTGTATTTGGTGGCAACAAGGGGATTCTTGTAGTTAACGGCGTTGCGACAGCTGTAGTAACCGGCGTCACTGCTGAAATCACAGGAAACCTTGAGAGTTCTCTAGTGGTTGGTAACAGACAAGCTGCCGACGTTGCTCTTGGTCGGATTGGTGCAACCGGTGAACTGACAGCTTACTACGAAGACGGCAGTCTGTACACCAAGTATAAGAATGAAGAAGATATTTCCCTTGTCATTATGATGCAAGGCGATGCTGGTGAGTACATGGTGATTAAATTCCCACGTATTAAGATTGGCTCTGCCAACCGCGACGACAAGGAAGTTGGAAGTATTCTTCAGGTCATGTCCTTTACAGCACTTCTTCCTAAAGACACTGCTACAGATGTAGAACGTTCTACTGTAGTGATTCAAGACAGCTTGGTTGTCTAATTAATAAATATTGATTGCGCTAAGAGGAGGCTGGAAATCTTGGTCTCCTCTTCTTTTTCTCCATATAATAAAACCTAAAGGAATACAAGATGGATTTGAAATTCATTAATACAGTAGAAGCTGCTGAACGTGGCATTACATTTAATGTACAACAGCCTTACACAGAAGTCGAGACAGATTTCAAAATCAGTGTAACAGGTGTTGGTAGTAAGCAACATAGAAAAGCTCTTGCAACATATCAAACAGCTCTAACTGCTCTGAACAAAAAGATTGGCGAGAGAGAGCCTACTCCAGAAGAGGAAGACAAGCAAGTACAGCTCCTCGTTGCATTCGCAGCTGAATGCACCAAGGGTTGGGAAAACCTCTCGTCTGATGGTGTTGCAATTGAGTTCTCTGTCGAGAAAGCAAAACAGATTTATGCTCTTGCACCGGAAGTGCTGAGTCAAGTTGTATCCCAGATTGGTAATATGAGACAAGCTCTGGGGGAGCTGAACGCCAGCTAGAGGAGTGGTGTGAGTTGACTTTTGAGCTTGGCAAGGCTGACAAAAACGGCATATCACTGCTTACACACTTGATGGAAGTGAAGAAACAAAGTGGACAGACGCCAACAAAGCTCAAACAATTCAACGAAACAGAGGCTCCCCTTTTGGGGAGCTTTTATTCGTTCTGGCTGGCGTTACATGAGAGAAGGCAGTATTCAGAATATGGGCCAATGCCTCTCACATTCCCTGAAATAAAAGCGTGGAAAGAATTAATGGAGGAAGATGTTTCTTCCTATGGTGTGGAGGTTATTTGCTCTATTGATAGGCTCTACTTGAAGCATCAAATGAAAAAGGCGTAAGCGATAATGGCGGACATTATTACATTAGGTATTCAGATTGCCCTATCTGATATTGACAAGGCTACGAAAGCTCTAGACAAGCTTGCTGATGCTTCTGTTGGTGTTGAGAAAGCCACGTCTGGAATTAATAAGGCTACAAAAGAAACAGCTAAAACACAAGAGGAAGCAGCTAATAAGGCTTCCTTGCAAGCACAGCGGGAAGCAAGAGCGCAGCGTGCTGTAGAACAAGCTCTTCTGGCTAAAGAGAAAACTGTAACACAGGCAGCTAAGACGTCTGCTATTTCAGCTGCTGCTGAAATTAAAGCGCAGAATGCATTGCAAGCTAACATTCGTGCGCAAGCCCGTCTGCAAGAAGGTGTTGCAAGAGCTTCTGCTGAGAGTGCTAAGCGTCTTGATGTTCTCGCCTCTAAACAAGGCGCTCAAGCTGCTCTTACAGCTAAGTATACATCTCAAACACAGGCAATTCAAGAGAGAGCTAGCGCTTATGCGCTGAATCAACAAAGCTTTGTTGAGAACCGAACTCTGGCTACGCAGGCTCGTATTACAGCTGGTGCGCAAAGACAAGCGTTGATGCAAGAGAAGTTTGAGTTTCAAAAAGCTCAAGCTGCTGAGAGAGCTGCTAGACGCCAAGCTGATAGTGTTGGTATTCTTAAAGGCGCCTACCAATCTGTAAGAGACATTACCATTGGTGCGTTTGCTGTAGGTGGTGTAGCTGGGGGTGTTAGTTCCATTATCAGAACAGCCGATACACTCACACTGCTCGACAGTCGTCTAAAGCTGGCAACAAAGAGTCAAGAAGACTTTGTAAAAACCCAGACAGCTTTGAGAGAAAGTTCACTTAAAATAGGTCTCAACCTTGAAGCACAAATTGCAGGCTACACACAGCTTGAGCGCTCTACTCGTGCACTCGGATTGTCAAGCAATCAACTTACATTCCTGACAGAGAGTTTCGGTAAAGCAGCTATTGTTTCTGGTGCTGATACAGCGTCATATCAATCTGCTCTTACACAGCTGAACCAAGGTTTTGCTTCTGGTGTGATTCGTGGTCAGGAATTTAACTCTGTTGCCGAACAAGCTCCTGCAATCATGGAAGCTTTGGCGAACGGATTAAGAGGTAGTAACAAAGAGTTTGATGATCTTGAGAAGAAGGGATTTATTGGCGTAGCTGCTCTACGTAAACTTGCTGGTGAAGGTAAGCTGGTAAACAGTGTCACTATTCCTGCCCTGATTGAAGGTTTGAAGGTTACGAACCAACAGTTTGACAGCCTACCCCTAACAGTTCAGAGAGCCACTGAGAAGGTTAAGACAGCTTATCAAATCTGGTTGTCTGACCAGAATAACATTGTAGGTGGTACACAAACTCTAGCCAAGGCTCTGTCTTCTCTTTCAGAAAACTTCAGCGAGGTTGTTTCAATTACAACGACGGTTGCTGCCGTAGTAGGAACAGTAATTGCCGGTAGGCTTGTTGGTGCAATTGTTAGTGCTACAAAATCCTCCACTGTATGGGCAGTAGCTACAGGAATTGCTGTAAAAGAAGAACTTGCTCTAGCTAATGCAGCAGCCGTTGCAGCAGCAGCCACAGAGAAAGAGGCAGCAGCGCAGTTGGCTAATGTAAGAGCAAAAACTCTTGGCCTGACTGTCACAAAAGAACTAACTGTTGCTCAATCGACACATGCTAGCGCTGTGTTGGCATCTTCCTCTGCTCTAGCAAGGTATGATGCAGCACTTAAAGCATCATCTGTTGCAGCTACATCGGCGGCTGCTGCTACAGGTATTTTCAACAAGGCACTCCTGCTAATTGGCGGTGTTCCCGGAGCTATTGCAATTGGTGTAATCACTATTGTCCAATATTGGGACGACATCCGTATTGCAATGGGCGATACAAAGCGTGAAGCAGAGTCTGCTGGTAGAGCTATTGAGGAAGCAATCAGCAGGGGTGATCGAGCAGCAGCAGCTTCCATCATTAATGAAAAACGCCTAACAGCTCAGAAAGCCAGAGCAGATCAAGAAGCTGCTGTTAAGCAGTTGAGAGCAGAAGAAAGACGCTTAGGATTAATTGATGTTGGCCCAACACAAGGCACTTACACACCCGGCTACGCTGACTTCAGACAACGTGAAGGAATTCGAAGAGATCAGGAACGTAATCTTCGTCCTGTAGATCGAACTGCTCTCATAACAGCAAGAAACGCTGTACAAGCAGCTAATGCAACTCTCTCTGAAACTGAAATTGTTCTTAGCAAAGCAACGAATGCAAGAGCAATGGCAAGTGAGAAGCAAGCTGAAGCTTTGGCAGCACCTTTCTATCAAGCAACCCCAACAGCAATTTCTGGCCCAACTCCTGACACAAAAGTTAAAGCCCCAAAAGCTCTAGGTGCTGGTGAATCTGAACTCACAGCAATCAAAGGCAGGGTAGCTGCATACGAAGAAGAACTCAAGCTTGTCTCTGCTCTTGGCACAGCAAAAGACAATCTAAATGAGCATGAGGTTAGGGCTTATCAGATTCAAGAGAAGATCAAGGCGCTCGACCCAGCAGCTAAAAACTACGCTGAACTGAAATCCAATCTTGAACTCACTCTCGCACAAGAAAGACGTGCGGGTGTGTTGAAGAAAGAAATTGATGCAATTCAGGAGAGAAATAAGGCTGTAATTGATTGGCGTAAAGAGGTTGAGAAACTTACAGAGAAGCAAGAAAACCTCGCTAAATATACAGCTGTTAGTTTAGATGCTAAAGCCGAAACTAGTCAAGAACTTGCTGCCAGACGTATTAGAGAAAACTACGAAGCTGCTCTGCAAACACTGAAGGGTATTGATGCTGTTCTGAATGCACCGGAAGGTGTAAGTACGGCAGAGAAACGTCTTGGTGTTGAGAAAGCCTTAGGTGTTGCACCAGCCAAACAAGAGTCTTCTTTTGAGGAGCAGCTCGCTGGTTTTGACAACGCAATTGGATTTGCACAAGAAAATGGTGATTTGGATTTAGTGCAGCAGCTGGAGGAGAAGCGTACTGCTATTGTTGCAGCAGAAGCTGAAAAGCGTAAAGCAATTCAGGAAGAAGAGAACAAATCTCTTCAGAACAATATCTCGTTGATGCAGACATCCACTGATAGTGTTCTTAGTATTTTGAAGAACGCAGGTCAAGAGCAGACTGGTATCTACAGAGCGTTGTTCGCTGCCAATAAAGCGTTTGCAATTGCAAACTCCATTATCAAGATTCAACAAGGTATTGCAGAAGCTGCTTCGCTCCCTTTCCCATTAAATCTTCCAGCTATTGCAACTGTTGTGGCAAGCACGGCAGGTATTGTTTCTACAATCACCTCCACTGACGCAAAGTTTGCCAAGGGTGCGGCATTTGATGGGCCTGTTGGTGCAGGTAGTGGTGTTATCTCTACTCCAACTACTTTCCCTATGTCCGGTGGAAAGACAGGTATGCTAGGTGAGCGTGCAGGAGAACCCGAGGGCATACTCCCTTTGACGAGAGATGCAAACGGAAGGCTCGGAGTTACGGCATTGGGTGGTGGAGGTGGTTCTAGTAATGTGCAGCAAAACAACATTACAATTAATGTCTCAGGTGGTAATACCAATGAGGAAACAGCTGGTGTTATCAGTAGAGAACTACTTAAAACAATGGAAAGAATTGCGGACAGCAGGATTTCAAATGCAAAACGTCCTACTGGCATCCTGTCTAGATAATCAATCTGTCTAATTGCTTGACAAAATTCGTAATGTGTGTTATTTTGCATTTTTAAGGAAGGAGTTCAATGTGAGATACAACCATTACGATTTTGTTGGGCAGCAATTTGGTGTTTTGAAAGTAGTTGATGTTTTCCCTTACGTATCTAAGACAGGCTACACTAAGAAGCTACTCGTTTGTGACTGCATCTGTGGGAAGCAAACCAAGGTTGCCGTGAGTGATCTCAAGAAAGGAAAAGTGATGTCTTGCGGCAACAAGTGTCATATTTGCACTGTGTCTTTTGGTGTAAAAGATCGTACTAAAAAGGATTCCAACAACAAGGTTATAAACAGATTCAGAACCTGTTGGTACGATATGAAAACACGTTGCGATAATCCAAAGTGCAAAGAATATAAAAACTACGGCGGTAGAGGGATTAAGTACCAGCAAGGGTGGGAGAGGTTTGAAAACTTTTACAGGGACATGTTCAACACTTACGATGATTCACTAACCTTGGACAGGATTGATGTGAACGGGGACTATACGGTTGAAAATTGCAGATGGTCTACTTGGGAGGTACAAAATCACAACCGACGAGGCATGAGCGGAACATCGCAATACAAGGGTGTTGTTTGGAATAAGTCTAGAAACAAATGGCAAGCAAGTATTTGCAAGGGTGGTGACCAGAGGCACCTCGGAAGATTCGCCGATGAACTAGCTGCTGCAACAGCTTATGACAATGCGTCAGAAGAGTTGTACGGAGACCGTCCTAACAACACTGTGAGAAATTGAGAGAACAGGGAGCTTAAGGCTCCCTGTCTTCTTTAACAATATTTTGCTTGACTTTAAACTATCTGTGTGTTAGAATATGGAATATTAAAAAGGAATACTTACTATGGCTTTGCCAGTATTTGATGTAACATGGCTTCCAGAAGAAGGGGCATCTAAGTCTTTAGCTCCCAGAGTTAAGAGAGTTGCGTTTGGTGACGGATATGAACAACGCACAGCTGATGGCATTAACATTATGCTTGAAACTTGGGGTGTTATGTTCAAAGGCGACCCAGTTAAAATCCAAGCTATTGACGACTTCCTAAAAGCTAGAATGTCTCTTGAAGCCTTCACTTGGACAACTCCTGAAAATGTCTCTATTGCTGTGACATGCGAATCTTGGAGTCACACTTGGGATAACTTCGGATGGCACACCCTGCAAGCTGAATTTAAACAAAAACCAGAAAAATAATAAAGGAAACATATGTCCATACTTGGAGAACTTTCTGCTTTCAATGGCGGACAATGGGTTGAGCTGTTCGAGATTGATCTCACAAAATATGGACAACCTATTTTCCGAATTCACAACGGTGTTAACGGACTGTACGAACCTGTCGTATGGCAAGGCAACACCTACCAACCTTTCCCTGTTCAAGCATCTGGTTTTGAAGCGAGTTCTGACAGATTTGCAAGACCAAAGCTTGCTGTTGCTAACGTAACGGGCATCATCTCCGCAGCGCTCAAAGATTTCAATCAACTCCTAGGCTGTAAGTTTACACGAAAACGCACAATGGTGAAATACCTCGATGCTGTAAACTTCGCAGGAGGTGTAAACCCCACAGCCGATTCAACACAACAACTTCCACCTGATGTTTACTTTATAGCACAGAAGACAAAGGAAGACAAGTATTCTGTTGAGTTTGAGCTTTCATCTGCTGTGGATTTGCAAAGCGTGATGATTCCTCGTAGACAGGTAGTGAGTAACCTTTGCACTTTCAAGTATCGTGGTGAAGAGTGCGGCTATACGGGCGGTGCTGTAGCAACGTCAAATGACCAACCGACAAATGACATTAATTCCGATGCCTGCTCTAAAACTGTAACGGGTTGTAAATTCCGATTCGGGGAGTTTGGTGAATTGTCTTTCGGTGGTTTTGTTGGCTCATCTTTGATTAGGACAAGCTGATGTTCACTGACAAAATTAAAGCTGCGGTTAAAGCCCACGCGCTCGCCGAATACCCGCAAGAGACTTGCGGGTTGGTGGTGGTTGTCAAGGGCAGGAGTAAATACATTCCTTGCAGAAACATTCATGAAAAGCCAGAACACTTCTTCTATGTATCTCCCGAAGACTTCGTAAAAGCTGAAAGTATTGGAGAGATTGTTGCAGTTGTTCACTCACACCCTATTACATCGAGTAAGCCCAGTGTTGAAGATGAAGTTGGCCAAGCGGAAGATGAAATTCCTTGGCTGATTTATAGTGTAAAAGACGATACATTCACAGAGTTTTCTGACTGCACAAAGCCACCATTGTATGGTAGGCAATATATCCATGGCTCTCTGGATTGTTTGAGTTTCGTTCGTGACTTCTACCTACAAGAGATGAAAATCTTCATTAACAACTACCACAGAGATGATGAATGGTGGAACAAGGGGCAAAACCTTTATCTTGATAATTACGAAGTCGAAGGTTTTTATGTTATCAAAGATATGTCTGAAATGCAATATGGGGATTTGCTGCTACTAACAATGCAGAGTAACGTTGTAAATCATGGAGCCATCTATCTCGGTAAGAATAAAGTTGGGCATCATCTGACAAACAGACTGAGCAGTGTTGACATTTATGGTGATTTTCTAAGAAGTAGGACACGTTACATATTGAGGCATAAAGATGCTAAAAAAGATTAAACTATTAGGCCATCTTGGGAAGAAGTTCGGAAGAGAATATTCATTCGATGTTGCATCTCCAGCTGAAGCCGTAAAAGCCCTTTGCCATCAAGTGAGAGGTTTTAGGGAGTATATGCAAAAAGGTGCGGGTAAAGAGCGTAGATTTAAAATTGTTGTTGGAAAAAATCCACTCACTGATATTGAGAGACAATTTCACATGTGTGTGGATAGTGATATTTCCATCGTCCCTATTGTAAAAGGAGCTGGCGGTTTGGTTGAAACTGTAACGGGATGGTGGATGACGCTCGCCAACATTGCTTATGAAGTATTTTCAAACACATTGGCAGGTAGGCTTCTAAATGGAATAATGGAACCTAAAAAAGCCGATTCTCCCGTTGAAAGGAACAAGAATGACGACAGGAGCTATTTGTTTAACGGTGCTGTTAACACTACTCAACAAGGTCAACCAATTCCAATCGGGTATGGGAGAATGAAGATCGGTAGTCAGGTGGTAAGCGCATCTCTGTCTACAACACAAATTGCAATTTAACACGGGAAGGAATTTATGGCAACATTTATTGCCGGAGCTGGCGGCGGTGGCAAAGGAGGTGGCGGAAGTGCCCGTGTTGCCGTAGAAGCGCCAAACACACTGAAGTCTAAAAGCTATGCCAAGATTGTAGAGGTGTTGTGCGAAGGGGAAATTGAAGGATTGGCCGAGGGTATGCAAAGCATTTTCCTTGAGAACACCCCACTCCAGAATGCTGACGGAACATTCAATTTTGAGGATATTGTTGTTGAGACAAGAGAGGGTACTCTTGCTCAAGGTATTACAAAGATTGGTACAACAACAGAATCAACAGCTTCAATCGGCACAGAGATTAAGCAAACAACGCCTGTTCTACACACCATCAGCAATTCTGATGTTGACAGGGCAAGAGTTGCGATCCGCGTACCAGCCCTCACCAGTCAGAACACATCTAACGGAGACCTAAATGGTACGTCTGTAAGTCTTCTTGTGGAATACAACCCCAATGGGGCAGGTTGGATTCAAGCGCCCGTAGGATTCTCTTCTGTCACACTTTCAGCATCGTCCTTCACAGGTGTCACGCTGGCATCTGGAAGTTACGCATTAACATCTGCATCCACCACTGAGTACTATTGCACAGGCAGAGAGGGAAATAATTGTAGAAACGTTACAAAGTATAGCCCATCTACAGCAACACTTCAGTATCAGAAAGATGGCGGGGCTTGGACTACATTCAGAACCTACACATTCACTGGTAAACAAAATCTTCCTTTCTCCTTGCCGGTACTGGAAGCATCTACATACTCAATACGTGCCTTGATGTCAAGTGGTACGGCCTCTCTAACCTATTTGAGCGGAAACAAGACGAGTGGCGAAGTAACTATCTCCGGTAAAACAACAAGCCCGTATGAACGTGAAGTTGAATTTACACTTACCGGAAGTGCACCTTGGCTTATTAGAGTTAGTAGAATCACACCAGACAGTGTTTCAAGCTCTCTACAGAATAAAACATATCTATCTTCTGTTACTTCTATTTTCGAAGAGAAATTCAGATATCCTGCGACAGCTTATGTTGCATTGAGTATTGACGCTGAACAGTTTTCAAGTATTCCATCTAGGGCTTATGATGTAAAGCTTCTCAAAATCAAGATACCAACCAACTATGATCCTATTGCACGCACATACACTGGCGTTTGGGACGGTACTTTCAAGGTTGAATGGAGTGATAACCCTGCTTGGTGTTTCTACGATTTGATTACAAATAAGCGTTACGGTCTTGGAGAAAGAATTGAAGTCTCTCAGGTTGATAAATGGGCATTGTACGATATAGCTCAATATTGTGATGAGCTTGTTGATAATGGAGACGGTGTTCTTGAGCCTAGATTCACTTGCAACGTGCTAATCCAAACAAGAGAGGAAGCTTATAAAGTATTGCAGGACATGGCTTCAATCTTCGCCGGCATCACATACTGGGGTAGTACATCTGATGGATTCCAAGGTATTATCCCTGTACAAGATAAGCCAGAAGAAACAGTTTCCTACATCTTCAACAATAGCGATGTAGTGGATGGTGTTTTTAGCTATCAGACAGCAAATGCTACGACCCAATATAATGCTGTGTATGTCACATACAATGACCCATCCGACGAATACAAGCAGAAGGTGGTGTATGTTGGGGATGATGAGGCAATTTCTCAAGATGAGTTTGTAAATGACACAAGTATTGTAGCTTTCGGGTGTACTTCTAGAGCACAAGCAGTGCGCCTCGGCAGGAGAGTGCTTTTTGCTAACAAGTATGAGAATGACGTAGTTACATTCAGCACAGGTGCAGATGGCGTTGTTCCACAGATTGGTAGCATCATCAAGGTATCTGATGAATTAAGGACAGGGGAGCTGTCT